CATAGCAGCGCACACGTACACGACCAAGCTCTAGGGGATCAGCGCGATCTTCTACAACACCATACCACCAAACAAACTGTTCACCTAAATTTTTCATTATTCAACCTTCTTCGCTTTCTTTGCATATGTGTCTTTTCTACATTCGAAAATAGTGTAGAATTTATTATTTTTCTTATTAAAAGTATGACGTAATGAGGTAACTAAAAACTTTTTATCATATAACAAATTTAATTTTTTTGATAACTCAGGCAACTCAGAAGACTGAGGTATATGTAAATTTACAACATCACCAACTTCAATACCTGTATTACCTGGAACTGTAATACTTAAAACAATATTAGATAACTGTGCCTTGGACAATATGTTATACTTGAACCAATTCTGCAGCCTTCTTGGGTTACGAATTTGTGGGTCTGTGCTAGTAGCATTTGATAGATATGGTTGTTTATTATAGTTTTCACCAATATTAGATTGTATATAATACGAGCCAGAGGTCCCAGCATCAGTTGCAAATAATGACTCTTCTGATAAAAGAAACGAATAATCTAACTTTTTCTTATCGTTTTCAATATGTGTTACTTTACTCGAATCATTCTTATATGAGAAATTATCAGTAGTAAACCTTTTAGTTATTGTATCAATCGTTTGTACGTTGTGTGAATACATTCCACGACTAAGATTTTTTAATACGTTAACTTGCTGAACGAAGTCATAGTTTGTAATTTTTTGATCTTCGTTAATTTTTTCGCCCTGATTTGCACTCGTTTCACTAGAAGCTAATGTAAAATAAAAATCATGCGAAGGTTTCTTGAGCAACATACTGTCAACTGTTTCAAAATAATAACCATCTGTTTTTTCAAAAAAGTAAAAATTAGAACCAAGACCTTCTTGATCGTTCTTCGTCTGTGCTTCTGCGCAAAGATATTTAATAGCCTTAAACGGTGTTATATGATCTGGAAACACAACAGAGAAGTTATCGTTTGTTTCTTGTATAGAAAGCGTCTTATTCTTTTTAATATTTGTATATTCTTCAGCTGTTGGTCTTAAATAGCTATTATATATTGATTTTATTATAGTAGAAACAGGTAAGTCAATATAAGATTTAGGAATAGATTTACGATGATCACTGATTGTTTCTTGACTACATCCGTGCAGAACATACTTATCGGATCTTGATTCAAACCTGTCTTTATCACTCACATTATAGATGTGGAAATAATATTTTAATGACTTTTCAAAAGTAGGTGTTTTAAATTCTATTTCTAAAGTTTCTTCACCAATGATTGGAAATATTTCTACAAGACCATTACCATCAAGAATAGCAACATCTATTTTTGTAGAATTAGCAAAAACGCTATGATAGATGTTGAACTCCAACATTATATTGCGAATGTCCAATGCTTCTCCATTATAGTTATAGAGAATACAAGACTTTAATTCTAAGTCTGTTGGGCTATATGTTAGCGTTGCAGCCATTATTCAAAAATGCTCTCTGCTTCATTTATTAAATCAACGACGTAATCAGCATGAAGAACTTTAATTGTTCTTTTAGAGTCATTTAATTTTTCTTCATACGTAAAGTTTGATACTTCGCGACGATCAGTTGCTACCAAGCTATTGTATGTTGTTAGGTCAACAGTAATTGTTTTTTCTGGAACGATAGTACCGTCAAACAAAACAGATTGTGTTTGGATAATATGCTCATAATGATGGACTGTATTTAAGGCAGACTCTGTAGAACCATATTTTGAACGTACAAACGCAACAAACTCTTGGTAGTCTAAAGGCAAGTCATATTGAGGATCTATAATATCGTTTGTAATATAGATTACCCAATCAAGTGTAGAGTCTCCATAGTATCTATCAGCAATAAATTCTACAGATTGACCTTCAGTAATATCGTGTGTATAATATATCGCTGTTCTATTTTTTAATATTTCTTGCAATTTGAAACGAACAAGTGGATTTTGAACAGTACGAGGAATACCATTCTTCTGAACGTCGTATGAAACTTGAGGATTGTTCTTAAAAAAGAATGCCATTTATATTACCTATTAAATTGATCAATTGTTTGCTTCGTGACAATTGTAACTTCTTGGAAAGAAGCAGTAATGTTTATAGAAACAGGTGCTTTTTCTGTTGCCGTGACGTTATAATATAATGGTTTTCCTTCTGCATGATATTGTACATTAAGCGACGTTAATACAGATGGACCAATATTATGTACATGTTTATCGTGTCTAAAATCAATATCAAACTGCTCTGGGTAATCAAGGAAATGTGGGTTTTTTTGATTTACGCCTGGAGAGCTATACCATTTAAATGCTCTTACAATATCTGTTAGAACTAAGCTGTCTCTTTCATTACGTGCAATTAACTTCCACTGAAACTGATGTGATCTAATATTTGGCTGATCGTACATGACTGCCATATATGGATTTTTAGATATTCCCTGCGCTGCAACTGCTCCTTTAAATGCATTACCAAGACCACCTGCATTTGCAGTTCCTTCAACAAATTCAAACGCCAAGGTGTTAGTCGCATCAGCAATATCACCTTTAGTTATAGATGACATTTTGTCAACAATAGAAGAAACGCTACCTGAACTTAAAATACCAGAAGCTCCAGCTGCCAACGAGCCTTTGATTCCAATTGCTTCTGTATTATACTTCTGCTCATATGCAGTACCAATATTAGCTGGCATAGGAAGAAAGATTTTTGTCAAAATCTCCTTTTTTGAAAATTCTTCTGCTTTAAATAGTTTTGGTTTAGCAGCATTGAAAACTACCCAGTGATCTGTTTCATCTAAGTTAAAAGGAAATTTTAATATTTTCTTTATATTTTGTTGACCTGGCTGAACAGACCTTTGAAATGCATCGTTTGGCACCTTTGGATCAACAGCATCTAGTTTTGGGTCTGGTTCCGACATATATAAATATCCTTAGCTTAACTTATACTGGTTTTATATATTTATAATGGTTGCGCAAAGAAGTAAATATAATCCTGTGAATCCGTCCAAATATAAAGGCGATCCCACAGGTATAGTGTGTCGCAGTTCATGGGAACGGAAGTTCTGTGTTTGGTGTGATCATACATCAACAGTTCTCAAATGGTCTTCGGAAGAGTATGTAATCCCATATATAAGTCCAGTAGACAATCGTCGCCATCGTTATTATCCTGATTTTTATGTTAAAGTAAGGAATGCTGACAACATTATAGAAGAATGGATTGTCGAAGTAAAACCTGCCATCCAAACAAAAGAACCTAAGAAGCAAAAGCGAATTACCAAACGATATATTAACGAGGTTAAAACGTATGCAGTCAACATTAGCAAATGGGACTACGCAGTAGAGTGGTGTAAGGATCGTAATTATAAGTTTGTAATCTTTACTGAACACGAGCTTGGAATTAAGTAAGCTAATAGTATCAATGAGGTACAAGACCTATTATAACTACAATCATTATCTATGTCAACCTTTTTTTCGATTATAAATAATAAAAAGGAGTTTTACTTTGCCAGCATACGTATTCGACAAGATTTTAGCGCAGGGTGTTCGTCAAGGACAGATCCCCGCGCGGACACAATCTGCACGAACGTGGTTTCGGGATACTGCCAAAAAAGTATCAATAACTCCTACTGCGTTAATGAAAGAAGATCGTACACAATTAAAGAACCGTGCTACTGTCGGTAAAATGTATTTTTTCACATATGATCCAAAGCATAAAAAGACGCTACCATATTACGATAGATTTCCACTCATATTTAAAGTTCAGAATGTTGATGGGGGTTTCCATGGTATTAACATGCATTACTTACCTCTACCACTCAGAGCTAAACTTATGGATGCTCTATATGACCTATCATCAAATACAAAGTATGATGAGGGAACAAAACTAAAGATCAGCTATCAGATCCTTAAAGGTATAAGCAAAGTATTCAGACCAACATTTAAAATGTATCTGAATGAACACGTAAGAAGTAGATTTCTAGAGATATCTTCAACAGATTGGGACATGGCTTTATTCTTACCACTAGAGAATTTCGAAAAAGCATCAAAGTCTCGGGTCTGGAGAGATAGTCGTGCTGAAATAAAAAAAGGACGATAAGATGGCTTTTGATATCGATTCATTTACTGCTGAAATGCATAGTGTTGGTTTCGCTAGACCAAGCGACTTTGAAGTTGAGATTGGTGGTGACATTCTTTCAAAAGTTGGTAGTTCTTTTGGATTATCAAGCTCATTAATGTTTAGAGTTAATACTGCTGAACTTCCGCAACGTAATGTTGAAGCTATTAGTTATGCAGAGTACGGTGTACCATATAAAATTGGTGGTGGTGTTAACTATGTTGATACGCCTCTTGGTATTATTTGCAGCCCAGATCTTCGCGAGCGCGAGTTCTTTATGCGTTGGCAAGATTTAATTGGTGGGTTTCATCGTAACCCTGATCTAGATGCCGATCAAAGAAAGAATCAATTTAATATTGGTTATTATGATAATTATGTTGCTAAAAAAGGTATTACAATTTATCAGTTGGACCAGCAAGGGTTTAAGACGTATGCAGTAGATTTGATTGATGCTTATCCGCTCGTTATTAATCCTCTTTCGTTGAGTTGGGCTAATGGTTCTGAAGTACAAGTAATGAATGTTACTATTGCGTTTCGATATTTTGAAGAGCGAAATCAATCGCAGCTTGGAACACAATTACGAATTGGAAGAGATGGGCTACAAATTGCTGGAGGTTTAAATTTACCATTTAGTATCGCAGGTATTAAAAACCAAGCTAAGACACAATTAAATCCAAGAAAATTAATGTCGAGTCTCAGTAAGAAATCTGGAGTTAGTTTTACAGGATTACCAAAAATATTTTAATATAATATGGAGTTTATACTATGGCTTTACCAAAACTAGTTACCCCTGAGTTTGAAACAGAGATACCTTCTACAAAGGAACCAATTAAATTTAGACCATTCCTTGTTAAAGAAGAAAAA